TCTATCTTCATTAAAATCTTCTAATGTAATTTTTTTATTATGCTCTCTCATTTTTTCGTCGGTAGGAAATTTAATTTTTCCAGGTTTTAAAAATAATTGACCTTCATCACTATTTAAAAAAGCTTCTATGTAAGCTTGTTTTTCTGGAGACAATTTATCGTAGTCACTTGGATCACGTTTAAAAGTACCTCTGTTATCATTTTTACCATCTTTAAATTTATCTGGAGTACCAAACATTATAGGGTCCCCAAAAAAGAATTCACTTGCACCATATCTTCCTTCTTGAGCTATTTTACTATTTAAAAGTTTTTCTATTAAACTTTCATCTGTTCCATCTTTAAGACCTATTCTTCCGCCGTCTTTTTTACCAAGACCTGCATTGATAGTTATTTGTTTTAATATTGCTGAATCATTAGGATAAGATCCAGGACTATTTAAAATTCTGAACAATTGTGGCATTGTATAAGACCTATCTGTTCCACCAGCACCGCCAAGTTTTTTAAACAAATATGATTTTTCTGCAGAGTTAAAAGATATACCCGCAGCCATTTCCATATCTTCTTCATCTTCGTCATCACCTGTTTCAACGTCAATAGTCATGATACCCACTTCTGCTTCTTCTGGTTTAGAACCGAACTTTAATCCTATTCTGCCACCGTCTTTTTTACCGAAAACAGATAAATCTATTACTTCACCCTCAAGTCCTGGCGGTATTGAATCTGCAACTATGTTTAATCCATATTTTATTGCATCAGACTTAAGCATTTTTTCTAATTTTATTCCTTCAGGACCATAATTTTCAACTAATACTACTTCTGGTTCTCTTGTTATATCAAAATCCTCCAGAGTATATGTAGATTTATTTGCATCTGGATCATTAGACTCATAAAATTGTTCCATGATTTCGTCTGGAGTTCCATCAGCAAATCCTATTCTGCCACCATCTTTTTTACCACCAAAGAAATTAGTTAAGTAACTTGCGTACTCTTCTTGTTTGTCTCCTTTAGCTATTTCATCATAAGTTTCTTCTGTGATATCTACTCCAGCGTCCGCTGCTAATGCTCTAGCTTCTGCGTATGATCCAGCGAAAGCTATTGCTCCCATTACTGCTGCTTTGTCAATAGAACCATCCTTATTTGTAAAAGCTGCTTTACCAAATTTTTTACCTAGCTCTAAAGCTTTATTGCCAAGTTTTGAATAATCAAAATCTTTAACTTTATCTGCTGCGGTTTTAAATAAATTAAATTCTTGTGACGCTGCTTGTTTAACATCGCCTACTAAAGACATGTCGGAAGCGTCTACTAATGCTTCTGTAGCTGTACCTGCGTAATCATTTAAATTTGTAGGTATAATTTCTGTACCTGCGTAATCATTTAAATTTGTGGGTATAATTTCTGTAGTTGTTCCTGAGTAATCATTTAAATTTGTGGGTGTAATAGTTTCATTTACTCCTTCGACTCCTGTAGTTCCTCGGTTCGAGAAGAACTTACCAAGACCCGTCTCTGTTCCTATAGGAGAACTGAATCCACCTTTAAAACCTTGTAGTCCACCTGTGAATGCTCCACCATCTCCAAAAGGGTTACCTTGAAAACCTGCTCCACCTGCATATCTTGCTAACTGACCCCCACCGTAATTCATAGCTCCAGATTTTAAACCTGCACTAATACTTCCTGTTTGATCGAATGTACCTATTCCTGACATTGCTGCTGCAACTGCCGGGTTAAATGGTGCAACAAAGGGTGCAGCTTTAACGGCTATGTCTGCTATTTCATTAGGTATAATTTTTCTTGCAAATTTTTTAAGTTTACTTCCTAAGCCAAATTTTTCTCTAGGTGCAACTTGCATGATGCCACCATTTGCTTGTAATTGTCTGTTCATTAAAGATCTAGATATCGCCATAATTTAAATATATTTATACTGTTAAGCAGGCGTAGAAATCCTGTAAATATTATACTTTATTTGATTTTCTTGGGCTCGTCAACAGATTTGAGGGGCCTACTTCCTTGCCACAAATCATCTCTAAACCGACCACAAAATTGATACTCTCCTACGTGAGAAATGTAATCATTTATATAAGCGTATACTTTACCACCTATATCCGCCCATCTTTGACAAAACCCAAAGTCTTCTCCAAAATAACGTTTTGTTTTAAGGTCATGTAATGTGTCAAATAAATTAAACATATTGGCTTTCTTTTCTTCTTTACCATTAATTATAGTAGGTTGATAAATTTCTAATTCTGGATACTCTTTAATCATTTTCTCCAATACTTCTCTTTTAATTAACATGCATCCAGTAGGTGCATGTGAAAGTTCTATTACACCATTTGTACTTTGAATGTTATCAGGATCTTCTACTTTAACAGGAAAGGTAAATCCAGATTTAGATAAATCATCTGCTGTTTTAATTGCATCTTCTTTTTCATTTAATCTTCTCCAAGTTTTATCCCAACTCAGCATCTTCATTGGATATGGACAAGAAATAATATCTTTGTCTAAATCTAACATTTTAAATATAGTAGACCCATTAAAATCAATATCAGAATCTATAAATAATAAATGTGTGTATTGATCAGGATGGTTAAGCATTTCGGCTACACACAAGTTTCTACCTTGTGTGACAAGAGACGATTTTAATAATGTGAAACTAACTTGTATTTTTTTAGCCCAACATTCTTGTTGAAATTTTAAAACGGCTTGACAGTAATGCATACTTACATCACTATGACATGGAGTACACACCATAATTTTAATATCTGGGGCAACCCCTAATTTTATTTCTGTTACTTCTCCATCGACTGTATTAGTTTTTATAGTTTGATAAGTGTCTTTATTAGGAATTATGGTTTTAGTCGAAGTGTCTTTAGTAAACCAAATGGGTTCATTGTTTTGGCCCGAGGCCTTATTGCTTTTTTGCATTAATTGCTCCTTGTAAAAATCTAGTCCACGAAGCGGCCTGTTTAGACCATCCATAATATAAATTAGTATAGCCAGACTGTGTAGTTAAATGATTGTGAATAGTAGGTTCATGTAGAGTTTTAGCTGCTGCTTCTATGCCGTAAGCAAATTTTTCAGCTAATCTTTTATAATCTTTGTCATAAGGTATATACATTGGAAATTCAGCACCTGTTTCAAAAAGAGCTCCATAATTTGTAGTAATACAATATAACCCCGCTGCCATAGATTCTAATAAAGATATACAAGATGTTTCTTCAAAGATACTTGGATAAACGTACATGTTATAGTCTTTGATGTGTTCTCTAATATATTCATTAGATTTATAACCAATGTAATTTACATTGGGAAGTTGTTTTGCTTGTTCATACAAAGCTTTGTAATTGTGGTCGTTAGCTTCGTAAAAAGATTTTCCATAAACTTCACAAGAAGAATATACATCTAAACTAATTAAAGGGTTCTTAACTAATTGCATTGCACCTAATAATACAGATAATCCTCTCCAAGGAGTATTTTGATGTATAATTCTAAGAGGTTGGTCTTCTTGATAAGGTTTAGTTTTTTCTATTTTTTCAATACCGTTTTTAATGACAATACATTTGTGATCAGGTAATCCAAACATCATTCTAAATTTTTCATGATTCCAATGTGAATTAAAAACGTACCAATCATATATGTTATGATTAGCTTTATTCTTAAACCATGGATATAAATTAGGTTGATCGTAAGAATTTTTTTGCCAAAGAATATTTACTTTATTTGGATCTATAGGTAGTTTACCAGGAATACTAGTACAAATTTGTGCTTGATCCAATAAACTTTTATTTACATACTTAGTTAAAAATCCAAGTTGTAATTCGGTGCCGCCTTTAGGACTTTGGTTTAGTATTTTCATTTTGTTTATTCATAACTTTCTGCATTAAATCTAATCCTTTCGGAGAAACTTGAACTGTAACATCTGACACCACATCAGCTCCTTCTAATTTTTCTGTAGAGGTTTCACCCGTTTTTGTATTTCTATATGTTGTAATAGTTGTACAATGTATTTTTACTATATTATCCATTTTCATTCTCTCTGTTTAAAAGTGCATAACTCACAACACCCGTTACTTCATTTGCTGTATCTGCTTGCATCTTTATAACATCTCCTGCTTCTAAGTTCAAGGTATTTACAATCATATTTGCAGAATTTTTATTAAGTTGCACATGACCTATTTCTACATTACTGCCTCCAGATTTTTTTAAATATAAATCAGCATCTACATTGGATGCATCTTGATGGCTTGCTTGTACCGTTTTTACAATCGCTATAGCTGAAATTGATATAGTCAAAACTGTAGTTAAATTAGTTGTAGTTAAATCAAATACTTCGCTTTTATAAAAAATACTCATGATAAAAAATAATTAAAGGTATCTTGTTCATTTTTTAAATCTTCTTGAAAAGAAAAATTAAGTTGTTGTTTCATTGTAGTCATAGACTCAATAATTTGTCTTTGATTTTCTACATCATATTCTTGTTTGGGTTCAGGTATGTAGTTAGTTAATTTAGCCATTATGCTTTATTTATTTTATCTCCTTCCGTCTGGTTGCGCATCCATTCTAAAACTACCATAACGCCAAGTTTCGCCTGCAGCATCATTTTCTATTTTTAATGATAGTAGTCTTCCTCTCGCTCTGGTGTCTACTTTATCAGTAGTGCTGGTTATTGTAAAGGGTCCAAGTGGCGACCCTGTTTGAGTATCTGAGGGATAATCAGATATAAATAAAGTTACTTTAGAATTACCTACTAAAAATTTATAGTCTGGCATAAATCTTTTCATCGACATAAATAATTCTCCATCATCAATATCAAAATCCCCAGATCGTATAAATGCATCTATTGAAGTTGTACCTGAACTATTAACTTGATCATTTCCTATTTCATGAGCATAATAAATACTAGCACCATATTTATTAGTAACACCAGATATCATAGAACACACTGGAGTAGCTGTAGTGTCATATTCAGTTGCATAAGGGTTTTCAAAAACACCTTGATCTTGATAAGTGCTACGAGCAAGAGATGAAGTAGTCCATACATTTTCTTGATAGTTATACGTTACACATCTGTCTATTTGTTCAGATCCTGATTTAGGATAAAACCAATTTACTTCTGTATATAAAGAATTAGGTGCAGAATAAATAGTAGCTGAAGATTGATAGTTAAGACCTAAATTTCCATTTTGAACTGTGAATACAAAATCCTCAACTAAACAAGGAAGAGCCTTGACCGTACCATCATACATAAAAAAACCACCTTCATTAGACATCCAGTAAACAGCTCCATTAACATAACTTGCTGCATGCTGTGCAATACACCCGCAATTAGTTCCTACTTGTCTAACTGAAAAAGTAAAGGGAGGTCCTACAAATTGAATAACATAAGCGGCAACATCTGTTAATACAAAAACATAATCCTTACCTTGAAGGACAGCTGTAATTTTGTTTCCAGTATCTAATCTAAATGTTCCTGCCGTATTAGTAGCTGTGGGTAAAT